GCCCAAATAGGCTTTTGGTATCTTTTTTCGTACACGGCTCTACCTCCGACCTCGTGTTTAATAATCATTTCAATTGCCTTCTTAGAGATCATATTACTTGATTTATAAAGTAAACTAATCCAATTACCCACAATACAAAACCAATTGCAAATGCTCTTTTTTCGTTGTTTTCCATTATTTACTGAATTTATCAATAGTTGTTAAACCTGCAAATGCCATACTCATATAAAATACTAAATCCCCTAAATGGTCGCTTTTAGTAATTACAAAAGTTGTATAAAGACAAATAGCACCAATAAAAGCCAAAATCCTTTTATGGCTCATTGCACCAACTTCATCACTAAACATTGAAATAATAAACTTTTTCATATTAAAACTTTTTATAGTATCCAAAAGAATATCCGTTCATTGTTGCCGTTGCCGTATATAAGGTGTTTTTAGCCGTTTTAAGGGCAATTGAACCGCCAATACCAATTTGTCCGTTTGAGTGCTTTAAATCGCCTATAAATCCCAAATAAAGCTGGTTCTTTGACTTTTGCTCTATTAGTTTGGTAATTGTTATCGTAGGTAGGTTAAAATTGGCACTAAAACCTCTGCCTTGTATCTTGTTTTGACTGATTGTGTCTTGAATGTATGCGTATCCAATAGAATCTATGCGCATAGTATCGGAATAAACCTTTACTTGGTTATAATCCTTAACGATTGTAATTGTGTCGGTAACCCTATCAACTATGTAAATTGTGTCTAAAACTACAAAAGGGATTGAATTTCCCTTTATAAACTTAGTAAAAGTTTTCTGTTGGTAAACTGTATCAGTTAAGATTACAGGTTCACTTTTGGTGTATCGTGCCTCACTTCCGATAAAAAAGATTAGAACCGCCACTAATAGAACGATTACTACCTCTTTCATTACTTGAATCTTTTGGTAGCCTTAATGTAATATCTTGCAGCTAAAAGACCAGAAACAATAGCAATCAAACTCGCTATAAGTGAAACTATGGGTTGCACATTCGCAACACTAATAAATGCGGATGTTCCGCTAACAATAGTTAATAAGTCCGATTGATTGCTATTATGTACCATTACGCTTCAGTTGTTTCTTGTGGTGGATTTTGTTCTGCATTTAACTTACCCAAAAACTGCAATAATGGTAAACCATACGCAGTTGGGATAGTGTTGATAAACGCTTCTAATTCCTTGATTTGTTCTTGATTAATTGTTATCATAGTTTTTATTTTATATACAAATATAGTTAAATATTGAATTAAATTGATTCTTCTATATTTTCTTCAACAATTGGTTCTGGTTGAGGAGGTACTGGTGGTATATAATCACCTGTGATTGTTAGGTTAAGTTGAGCAGCTACCCAATCCCAAGCATAAGAATCTACTTCCCATTGTGCATACGCTTCGCCTTTCATAGTCAAATTACCATATCTTATTTCAAAACCTTGACTACCATCTGCATTTTCTTCCATTAAAGAATAGTAAAAAATTGCACTTGTTCCTAAAGTTACATTTACTGCAAAAGCATTTAATATTTTAGCTTCTAAGTTTACTCCATTGTCCCAAATTAATACGGGTTGAATTGTTTTCATTTTTATTTATTTTTATTTTATAAAGGAAATTGTACGCATAAATCACAAAGTGAATAATAAAATCTTAATGTACTACCACCACCTAATAAATCTCCTTTTGTTAAGGTTATAGTATATGTAGTGCTTGGAGTTAATATATATCGTTGTGCAATGCCAGAAGTTATTACCTGACCAAAAGAAGTAATTGTTGCACCGCTAATACTTTTTGCTGGTTGAGGAACAATTAGCATAGAATCATTATTTACAGTACCACTATTTAGTCCTGCACTATTAAAACCAACATACAAGTAAACATCAAAACTATAATAGCTTGTAATTGTTCCAGAAGTAGAAACAGATGTGCTACCACTTAAAGGATAAACTCCAGTTGAAGGAGTATAAACAATAACATTGCTTGGAGTTGCAGCTTGTAAATCTTGCTTAACAATTAATTGATTAGATGCTTTTGCAGCGTAAGAAGCATAAGAAGTATTTATATATACATAATCATTTGCATCGGCTTTTGTAATACATTCAGTAGAAGTTGGTATAGGTTGCTTTTGTATAAAAACACCCGTATTAACCGCATCCCAAAGATTGTTATAAGTAACCGCTTGATTATTTGCTAAACTTACCCAAGGCATTATAATAAAGATTTAATAAGTTCTTTTAATTCTGCCACCTCTTTTTCTAAGTAAGCAATTTTTGCAGTATGTACTTGACTATAAGATAAAGTTAAGAATCCATCTTCTCCTTTGCTAACTGCACTTGGTAATAGTTCTTCCACATCTTGAGCAAAGTAACCTAACTCTTTTTTATTGTTTTTAAGGTATAGTCTTGCTTCAACTTTTTCTATTCCTTTTGCTTGATTATAATCTTTAATTACAATTTTTAATCTACTATCCGAAGTATCAAAGAAACCGCCCGTTGCAGTTACAGAACCAACTACATAAGCATTACCACCAATATAAAATCTATTACCATCATTACCTACTAAAATATCATTTGGCGCACTTGAACCTCTAAACACGCTTAAATATCCATAAGCAAAAGAAGCACTACCTCCAAGAATTTGTAATTTATATCCATTGTCAGTATCAGCACCTATTGTAATATTACCATTACCGTGAATAGTAAATCTATATCCAGCAGCAGTTCTATTATATACAAACCATTGATTTGAAGGATTTGCTTGAACTTCATATCTATCACCACTTGTAGGGAAAAACTCCATACCTGCTGAATTACTACCAACATTAGAACTTAGTCTTAGCTGTATGTATGTAGCATTATTAATATTTAAGCCTTGTGATGCACTTGCGCTCATAGCAGGAGAATTAGTACCAATTCCAATTATACCACCTGCATCATAAATACCTGAATTGCCAATTGTAGAAGCACCTGTCCATTTTGTAACATAATTTGTTGTACCACTACCTGTAACACCACTTCCGCCACCGCCACCAATAGTAGTTCCATTTATTTGAAATACTCCATTAATATTTACATTACCATCTACTTGTAATGACCCACCTCCTGAAACTGTATTTCCTACTACTAAACTTCTACCTCTAAACCTATAAAAACCTGTGTCACTTGGTTCTCCCCAATAGACATCTTTACCTGTTTCAAAATTAAATACTCCTGAAATATTAGCAGAAGGTGATAAATAAGCTATTCTCCAATATTGTGTTGCACCTTGTATTCTATATGAAGGATTAGTCATATTTGTATAATCACCTGAACCTCCACTAGGATCGCCATAAATAGTTAATCTACCTATTGGATTTGTTGTATTAATACCTAAATTACCACCTCTTAAAAACGAATCACCACTTGCAGCAATTACAACATTGTCAGTTCCAGCAGAAGTAGCTAAATATAATTGACTATTATTACCACCTGTATTATATATTCCACCTCCATATCCACCTGCTGCATTTCTAATATAATAAGTCCAAGATGAAGTTCCTGCTGCTCTTACATCTAATCTTCCACCAATTGTGGTAGTTCCTACCCCAATATTGTTAGATGAAGTTATATAGATTGCGTTGCTTGCAGTCGCTTCATTAAAAAACTGAAGATTACCTGAAGCTGAAGCTATTGTCCATTTATCGTTTGTACTTTCTTTAAACAATATTCCAACATTACCCGCACCCGCATCTGTATCTTGTAAAATTAATCTTGGATTTCCGCCATAAGCCATCGTTAAATTACTTGAGAATGTAGAAGCACCTGAAAATAACAATCCGCCTCCTTCGCCAATTATATTTAATTTGTCGGTTGTTCTATCATATTGTATAGTACCTCTTAAAGTAGCCGTTCCTTCAGTAAAAAATCTTGTAAATCTATTTTCCCCTGTAGTTCCGTTATTCCATAATGATAAAGCAACTTGTCCACCTCCTGAAGTTTGTTTTATTGCGACTGCTGTTTCAGTAGTAGCATTATAAAAAGAATTAGAATTACCTGTAATAGCAACTCCTCCAACTTGCAAAGTGCTTCTAACATAAGCTGCTCCTAAAGTACTAACCGAAAAGTTTTCCGCATCTGACGTTACTTTAAAATTTCTACCTCTAAAATAATAATCGCCACCATCTGTTCCTTCTCCCCAATAAACGTGCTTACCTGCTTCATAGTTATAAACACCGCTTTGTGTTGCACTTGTACTAACGTGAGGAATTCTCCATATATCTTGTGTACCACTACTAATTTTTAATTGCGCAGAAGTTACATTAGTATAATCTCCACTACCACCTGCAATTGGCGCACTAAATGTTTTAAATCCTGTTAAAGTTTGAGTAGTACCTAAAGTAACATAGCCACTTAAATCAGGTGCATAGTTAGGTATATTAAATACTCCTGTTGTTGAATTATAAGTCGCAGCACCACTCGTTCCTGTTGTAGTTAAACTAATCGCTGCTCTTGCTAAAGCATCCGTATATTGTGTTATTGTTGATGCAATGACACCTGTTGAATTATTATAACTAATTCCTGCTCCTGCACTTAAACTTGATAAAGTAATAAAGTTAGAGCCATTAGTAATTTGATTATTATTAGTTGGAATAGTAATAACTCCTGTTGTGCTATTATAAGCACCGCTTCCTGCCGTAAATGATAATGCAGCACGAGCCAACGCATCTGTATATTGAGTAATCGTTGAAGCTATCGTAAACGAAGGATAACTACCACTAATTGATATCCCAGCACCAGCCGTTAAAGAAACAGTTTGATCTGGAGCAGAGTTAGTAATAACACCTGTTGTATTATTGTAGCTTATTCCTGTACCTCCACTTAAAGAACCTAATGTTATAAAGTTAGAACCATTTGTGATTTGGTTGTTATTTGTAGGTATTGTGATAACTCCTGTTGTAGAGTTATAAGCACCACTACCAGCCGTAAAACTTAAAGAACTTCTTGCTCTTGCATTTGTAAAGTAAAGGTTTGTAGTTCCTTCAGTAACTAAATCTGTATTATAATCGCCACTAACCGCTACAACTGCACCTGTCCTACCAAATACACTTGTAACCGCATCCGTATTGTCATCTGTCCAAGAAGCAGTTATTGTACCACCATCTTGTTGATTAAGCGTTAAAGTTTTAGTTGTTGTTCCTGTAACTGATGCACTTATGATTGAATCATTATAAGCAGTATTGAATTTAGTCCAATCTAAGTTATCTAAATATCCATCAACAGAAGCAGATGCAGCTGGAATTGATATTGTATTAGATGTATTATCTAATGGAGCAGTAAATGATAATGCAGCTTGTTTGTTATTAAACGTACTCCAATCAGTTGAACTTAACTTACCTGTATTTGTAGCCGAAGCCACAGGTAAATTAAAAGTATGAGTAGCCGTAACACTTGAGATGTTAAAGTCCGTTCCACTTGTTCCTGTGCCTAAAAATTGTACTTGTCTTGTTAAGTTATTTAATGAAGTCAATCCCTTTGAAAAGGTTGTTACTACTTGACACAAATGTCCGTTTTCAGTATGCAAAGTAACTGTTCTACCATCTACGTTAACATAGATTCTAATCGCTATTCTATCAGTTATAGTTAAAACAGTTTGAGAAACTGGAATAGCAAAATAATAAGGACTTAATGTTGTTCCATTACTTAAATACTCTGGAACTCCAACGCTTGTACCTATTAAAGAAAAAGTTGTGCCATCATATTTATAAACCTCTGCATAAACAAAAGGATTGTGAGCATTAGAGTTTACACTAAAATAGAACTCGCAATTAAAGTTACCAGCTGGTACTTCTAATAAAGCTGGGTCATTAGCATCAGTTATGTAACTCGCTACATATCCATTAGCCGAAATAGTAATATCAGTTCCAGCACCAATAATAGGTGTTTTACCTAATTGTCTATAAGCAACCCCTCCTATTGTACCTTGTGAAACACTTGAGTTAAGATAGTAAGAAACCGAACTACCACCACCTGTTGATGTAGGGAAATCCGCTAACGTACCATCTCCTCGTACATATTGAGAAGCATCTCCATCTAAAGCAGTTATAACACCACTATTAGCCACTACTGGACCTTGTATATCCCTAACTTTTGCTTCTCCTGTTACTTGTAATTGACTCATAATATTTTATTGAAATAATCCTCTAATATATTCACCAGCTGCTAATGCTCTACCAAAAGTAAGAACTCCTGTCGCACTCACAAACTTTACATCATCGCCAGTTGGAACTCCACTTGTTAAAATGTTTTGTGCATCCACACCACCTCTTGAAACGTAAAGACAATTGTAACCAATCGTGTCAGCAAATGTAATTGATGTTTCGCCACCAGATGCCGTGTAACCTTTAGTCTTAACAGGGTTTGCACCTACTATAATAATTCCTTCTGGGTCTACACTTGTTCCTGTTGTGTTATACGCTCCGCTACCTTGTAGGCTCACATTATATGTAGCCACATCTTTTTGAGGTGCGTTTATTGCTAAACTTGTAATATTACAAATTCCGTTAATAATAACCAATCCATCTACTCCATTATCAACCACAAACTTAATTTCTATTGGTTCTCTGGCTAATTGCTTGTCTAACATAAACAAATAAGAAAAACCACTCAAAGTAATTAATCCATCGCAGGTTACACTCCAAGTAGCTATATCGTTCTTAAATTCACGAAACCAAGCACTTGTTTGACTTGTTACCTCTTTTTGATCTACACTTACATTAAAAGTACAAGTTGTACTACAAGCAAACGCAACATCCACCTCTGGGTCTACATCTGTCCTATGCCAATAAAGCATAACATTATTTCCAATTACTGCTGCCATATTACAAATTTACGCATTATTAAAATATCTTTTTGGAGTTTCTATGGTAACATCCCCAATATAATCAACAGTAGCAGTAGAAGCATTATCAACCATAGTAATCTCTAAAAGTTGTATTTGGCTTGTTTCATCCATATAAGGATTTGATGTAAGCCTATTTATTAAAAACTTCTTGTTATTATAAGACAAAGCATTTGTACTTGAATCTTCTATTGTATATGTTTTATCAAGATAAATAAACCCATTTGTTCCAGATATTGCTCCCAAATCACCTTCTAAAGTAGCTATATTTTTACTTAGTAAGTTTGAATATTGACGCATAATTAATTCAGCCAACATACCAAAATCTTCTGGTGGATATCCGTATCTGTACCAATCTCTCAATATAACACCATCTTCATCAAATAATAAACCTACATTATTTTGTATTGGTGATGCACCTTGATATGGATAAATGGCACTATAAGGTATGTCTATATCTGTTGCTATTTGAGATGTAGAACCTATATTTCTTGTTATTACAACTTCTTTAATTGATGCTTCTCCTTGTGTTAATTTTACATTTCTTATATAACCACCAACCGCACCATTAGCTGCTTCAAACTTAACACCTATTAATCCTTCAATATTTACACCTAATTCTACTGAAAGACCCATAGGTATTTCTATACTACTTGAAATATATGAGTTGTATGTTGTATATGTAATATCTCTAAAATTTGAGGTTGTACTCCAAATATCATCACTTTTTAAATAGTATGTTGTTCCACCAATAAAAGCAGTTATATAAACTCTTATTTTAGCACCAGCATTTGATGATTGATATTCAAAAGATAAAGATGCACTTGTACCATACATTTTTGGTAAATATTCATAAGCAGTAGGCAATGCAAAATAGTTTTGTATATATGCATTACCACCTCCTAAATAAAATATTTCATATCTATTTGATTGATCTTCTGGTAAAATAACCAAAGTTGCTCTTGATGGTGCAACCTCAAACTCACTCCATCCATTAGCTCTTAATGTAGAACCAGAACCAGTAGTAAATTTAAAAGTTCCATTATATATATAATTTGCAGCGTAATTATACGGCAAAGTTGATTCAATAGTTGGGAATCCTTTTCTTACTATTTTGGTTTGACTATTATTTACAAAATGAACATTATTATCTTGATAAGGTTGAATGTTTATTGTATTTGTTAATATACCATTACCACTTACAGTTGGCGCATCTTCAACAACATATCTTGTATAATATATTGTGTCAGCTTGTTGATTCATTGGCAAAATATACCAATTGCCATTTGCTTGGAATAACCTACAACCAAAAGTCTTAATTATATTTTCTAAAATAGTATAATAATCTAATTTATAAAAATCCCTTTTGTATTGATACGTTTGACTAAATGGTTCATCGCCACCAGCATCGCCTCTGTCAAACATTCCATCTGCATAGTAAGAACAACAAGCATAAATAAATATCATATCTTCAAATGGCAATTGATTTAAAGAAATACCAATAATGTCAATTAATTTAATTAATGAATTTACATTTACATCACCATCATAATATATATATCTTAAAAATGAAAGTCCATCAATACAAGTCATACTTACTTCTTGGTTACCTGTTGTAAATGGAACTTGAAGATAATCGTTAAGTAAAAAACCTCTCCATTTGATTACGTTATCAATAACTAATTCAACGTAATATTTTGTTTCATCAAAGTTTAATAAGTCAGGGAAATTATCGTAATCGTCTTGATCTGATATAATAAAAGACACATTTAACTGCGAAGATATTATAAAAGCAATTGGGTCTTCATTTGTAGCATTTGGTACTAAAGAAACATTTGTTCCTATATATGGAGTAACAGTTGAACCAACATAGCTTTTTTCGTATATCTTAACTATTAATGATGTTCCATCTCTTAATTCTTGCGTTATTGTATATCTTAATCCGTATGCCATTATGCTAAACTAATGTTTTGTCCTTTAAGATTTGATGCCTTTTGCGCTCTATTTGTAGCCAATAATAAATCTTGTCCTCGTAATACAAATTGACCTCCATTTTGAGTAGAGCCAAAATCACTTGCCAAACTTGTTAAACCTCCACCTCCACCTACAGTTGGCAATCCTAAAGCAGTCATAACAGCTTTAAATATTAAAGCCTTAATAATCATTGCAGTCAATTGAGCAATAATTTGTTTAAATGATTCCTCTAATGCTTTACCTATATTTTCACCATTTGCCATAGCTTGAAACATTGCTTCAAATGCTGGTGTAATTGTATCAGTAATTCCGTTTGCTAATTGTAATTGAGTATTGTATGCTTTTAATGCCGCTTCATTTTTAAATATTTGTTCAGCATTATATTGTTGCGCAAACATTGGTAAATCCTTGCTTAGCTTATTTGGTGTTGCAGGTGTTTTTATTTCATTTTCGGTTTGTATAATTTGAGTTGTACTAACCTTTAAAACCCTTGCTTGTTTTGCTAATTTTTCAACACTTTTAGTTGCTTTATCAGTTGCTTTTGTTGTATCATCTGCTCCTTTAATAAAATTAAAGAAAGGATTATTTGATGTAGCAACATATAAATCATTTACTGAAGTTTTTAATCCTATAATTCCACTTCTTAATGCCAATGCTTCATTACGAGCATCAATATTAGCATCCTTTGCTTTAGCAATTGCACTTGCTTGATAAACCGAAGCATCTGCATAACCATTAATTGCTAATTTAGTTGACTCTAAAGTTGCGTAATATTCCCTTCCTGTTTGTATTATTCTTTTATTGGCTTCAGCTAAAGCAATTGTCTTATTAGCAATTTCATCAATATATCTTGTAGTAATTGCTTGTGCTACTAATGCTTGTGTATATAATTCAACTGCTCCTCTTGCTTGGTCAACAGTTGTAATAGTTGATGCATAAGCCTTATTCACCTTACTTAATTCAGTTACAACCGCTTTAAATGCCTCTGCCCTCCTTTCTTCGCTTACATTTGCATTTTGACTTATTGTTAAATATGCTTGTAATCTTATTCCTGTTTCACTTGCTTCGGCTCTTGCATCTCTTAAACTTTGTGCAAACTTATCTTCTGCTTTAGATGCTTCAGTTGTTCCACTTATGAAATCAGCTAATTTTGGACCAAATGCAACTATTAAAGATGATACCGCACCCAAAGCTAACCCAATACCAGCTGGACCCATTAAACCACCTGCCATTGCTTTTAAAGCAGCACCAGAACCTCCAGCCTCTTTACTTAACTTTTGGAATGATTCTAATAAAGGATTTAAGTTATTCGCAATACCTATAAATCCATAAGGAGCATCTTGCGCAACTCTTGATAAGTTTGATAAAGCATAAGTAGCTGAATTACTTGTATTTGGCAACGTTTTAAACGCATTACCCAATTGATTTGTTGCGGTAACTGTTTGTTGAATATTTTGTACCGCTTGTTGATTGTCTGCGGTTATCGTAATTTTTAACGTTTCTTGTGCCATTTTATTATTTTACTCCATACAACTTTAATGTCCGTGCCAATTGTTCTTGTGTCAGTTTAGGCTTATCATCTTCTTGTTCATCACTTGGCAAAGGGAAAAACGATTTTAAGCTCTTTGGACTTTTCTCACTTGTATTTACTTTATAAATCAAATAAGCCACCATTCTTGTCCTTTCCCATTCCCTTACCTCTTTGTTTTGATAAGCCGTTTTATATAATAAAAATTCTCGCCACGTCAATTGCCAAAACTCGTTAATCGTTAAGCCAACTTCAATAGCGAGAATAATTATTGAGTCCCAACTATAAAACCCTAATTTTTTTTTTCGTCCGTTTCCTTTTCTGGCTTTAAATCTGGAGTCATTGAGTCTTGCATATATTTCATAAACTCAACCAATTGTCCATCTTTTGCAGATAACCCACCAACTTGATCTATCCATTCGCACACTTCAAATTCATCAAAGTCAATAGGCTTTTTAAGGCTCTTGCATCCACTTTCTGCTGCGGCTTGTACTATATGAACGATTGTATCTAAGTCATAAACCCCTCCAGATAAAACTTCAATTAGCTGCATTAGATTCTTATTCTCTAATTCGCAAAACCTTTTCATAGCCCAAGTTCCCCACTTTAGGTGGATTGTGTTGTTGTCAGTCTTTAATTCAAACATAGTTTTTTATTTTATTTATACTGGTACTTCAGTTTGTGCAATAGGAGGAACACTTACTACGAAAGTTGCAGTAAATTTAACATCATCCTTATCGTCAGCAGTTACACCGAAATCGCTAATAAATACTAAACTTGTAGCAGTACCTCCATAATAAACATCACCTGCAACTGGAGTTGCTCTTCCCATTTTAATTGCGAATAAAGTCTTAGCAGCGTGAGCAGCATATAATTGTTGGTAGCTATCTTTAGATGGTGTACCTGTTTCATCAATTGCAAAACCTTCACACTCAAAAGATTGAGAAAAAGAAGGTGCTGGAGTGTACTCGTTGCCACATTTAGAAGTTGCATCAATTGTGTCATTAGTTGATGTCAAAGAGTTTGTAGTCAAACAAGCGACTGCCTTGTATGTACCATCATTGTTTATGTCAGCTAAGAGGATATAATCTCTACCGCTTACTTTTGTTTCTGCCATTTTATTTAATTTTAAATTTGAGTTATTATTATGTTATAAGTTATCAATACTCTAAAAACGTTATCTAAAGGATTTAAGCCATCTAAATTTCTAATACTTTCTACACTTAAACTTGATGCACCAAAACCATTTGATAAGGTTATTGTTGTATCCGAGTTTATATCTTCTAATATCAAATCGCTTATAGCTTCAGCACGTTTATAACCAAAGTTAGCATTTTTTGTAATAATATCAACTGTGATGCTAATACTATTTGTGTATCCAGCTTTGCCTTGATCTTGGCTTGATGTCCTACCTGTCATTACAATATACTCATCCCCTGCACCTTCTGGAGCAAAACCATCGTAAACAACCAATCCACTCGCACTTGTCAAGTTAGTATAAAACCACTTTTTTATTTCTATATTAGGATTTAACATCTAACAATTTTTTTAGTCTTTGTATTAATTTTGGCTTTTCCGTTTCATACGAAGGTATTAAAAAAGGTTGAGGTCGCATCCCTTTTTGTAATATACTCCTTGCAATAACATAAGCTAATCCTCTATCATTTTTGCCATCCCCAATGCCTTTTCGCTTTACCCATAAAGTCAAAGCATCAACAAAGTCCTTAAACTTACCGCCTTTTTGACCTTTAAATTGTGCTGCATAGGATGTAAAGTCAGCTGGAACACTTACTTGTGGACCAGTACCAAATTCTACATAAGGCGAATAAGATGCCTTTGATTCAACCCCAAATGTTAATTGGCTTTCTTGTACTAATGCTATTTGATTCCTTAGTTGACCGAAATTGACAGGTGCAAGTCTTTTGGCATCGGTTAATATCTTTAAAGCCGAAGCGTTAATCTCATCCCCAACATCTTGCTTTAATTTCCCATCAATGTTCTTTAAAGCATCTTGAATGTCTTTTAATCCATTTAAGTTAACGCTAAATGCCATTACTTGTAAATTATTAACTCCAAGAACCTATTTTGGTTCTCTACGTTCTTAATGGAATGTATTGTGTATCTATCGCCTTCAACATCTACCTCGTAGGAATCTAATATAGTAACTCCAAAACGAATATAAAGGCGGTTTCTTTGGTCGAACTGCAATTCTGACTCTCCTATCTCACGAACTTGATTGTCTGGTCTTAAATCACCCCAAACAGTGCTTTGTAGGGCAAATGTGGTTGTGTACCCACCTTGACCATCACTTGTCCTTGTTGGAGCATAGATTCCAACTTGGCGAGTCATCGTGTTGGCATCAATATAATTTGCTTTCGCTTTACCTAACTTCATATTATAATATTGGGCTTATTCTTGTCCATCTTTGACAGGCTTTCCAAGATTTCTCACAAATACCAGAATCACCATCCAAGCCTCTATTTTCGTAATCGTAGCTAATTTGATCTAATATGGCTAATTTAAGGTCTTTTGGGATAGTTGTATAACCAGCCTCATAAGTAGCCTTTAAATTGGCATATCTTGGAGATACTAATTTTGGGAACTCATTGCCTATCAATTGTAAGTTAGGTGTTGTAACCTCTATTCCATTTTGCTCCATATCAAACAACTCAAACGTATCAATGTCAATTGGTCCGAATGGAATCTCAAAATTGCCACTTATATTGTTGAAATAAGTAGTTATGTCTTTTGGTATTAAACTCAATCCTGTTGCCACTTCAATAGCTTCTCTTGCTTGTGTAATCATCAAAGTAATCAAAGTATCTTCAGCGGTTGTAGTAACACGGCAATACAATTTTGCTTCTGCTAAAGTAACTGGTTCAACTATTGGTGCGATAGGAACGGCACTAAAGTCATTAATATAATTATTATAAGACATACCCTTTTTTTACAAAATTACTTAATTTATTCCAATAAAAAACCCCCACCGAATTGGTAGGGGTCATTATTTACTAATCCTTAGAATTAACCTACGTTACCCATATCAGCATAGATTGCAGATGTAGTCAACATTAAGTTGATGTCTTCGTAACACTCAATACGAGCAGTTACTAAGTTCTTTTGGAAGTTTTCGCCATTCTCGTAAGAGAACTCAATAGCTAAACCTTCAACTTCAACTCTCTCTAAGTATGCAGAATCAAAGATCAATACTTTGTCATCAGTTACCCAAGAAGCACTAATTACAGGAACTCCCCAGATTGTGATACCGCCATTAGGGTTAACAACAACTGAACCAGCACCAGCATAGTAACCAGCAGCGATAGTTGCTTTCAATAAGCGACCCATTTGCGTTTGAGATACTAAAGCATAAGAAGGAACAAAGTTCGCAGTCTTTTGGTTAGCGATGTAATCCACTAATTGTAACAAATCGTTAGTTTCAGCAGTTGTAGTTGAACCTGTTGCAGCACCAGATACAGCAGTAAAGAACGCAGAGTTCTCAGCCTTGAAGAAATCTCTTTGTAACATTCTTGGTAAAGTCTGTGTCATAAATGGTAAAGACTTTAGCATTTGCTTAGAGAATGTAGAGAAACCAGCTAAGTAATCGTTTACTACTTTAACTTCAGTCAAAGAGTAGTTGTTCTCACCTTTATCAGAACCTTCAGTTTGAGCAGCGATGTTGTTAGTCAAACCAGCGTTCTCACGATAGTAAACATACAATCCAGTTTCGCTTCTTACTGTAGGAATCAAATCTCTAAAGTTGATGCTTTGAGCTGGTTGGATAGCTGGGTTCGGAGCATAAGATGCTTGAGAATCACCAGTTAAGTTACCACTTAAAGTCATTGTCTTAACATCAGATAAGTCTAAACGGAATTTTCCGCTATTCTTTAAAGACTTCTCCATTGCGTCAAAGTTACCATCTAATTTCTCCATAATAACTTCATCCATAAACTTAACTTCTTTCTTAGCTGCTTTCTTTTGTGTAGCTAATTGAGAGTCAATTTGTTTTTGTAACTCGTCTTTTACAACAGTTACTTGTGCAGATACCTCTTTAATTTGAGCTTCTGCATTAGCTTG